ACAGACCCTGAAACAACAACTAATATATTAAGAAGTATAGAAGAAATAGTTTCCAAACTGCAAACAAGTACATTAGATGAATTAGTATTTATAAATGCAGTAATAGACAAATACAAAGAAAACAGTGAATGGTTTACTGAATATGCAGAAACAGAATTTTTAAAATTAGACTAATGAAATTAACATATACATCTTACGGAAAAACATCAACAATAGAAACAGAAAATGATGATATTGACATTGATGAATTAGGGCAAATGCTTTATAATTTATGTTTAACACAAACTTGGTCAACTGTATTATTAAAATCAATATTTAAAAAGGATGTTACAAATAGCTAAAAAGCAATCAGAAAAGTATTTTCCAAAAGAAGATGAAATAGAAGCAATGAGATTGTGCTGGAAGAATGATTTAGCTTATGTAATACAACCAATACAAAACACAAAAATGTATCACGTAATTAAGTTTCAAATATCAGATAACTTAAAGATATATACTTTTGAAATAGATAAAACAAAAATAGAATTTACAGAATATGAAGCATCTAAAAAGGTTATGGAATTATACACACAACATTCTAAAAGATTTAGTAAATGAAAGATAGTATAGTAGAATCAGTAATAGAACAATTTAAACAACGTTCTAACGTAGGAATTAATAAATACGGTACAACATTAGACAGAACAGATTTAACACGTTTAGAATGGCTAAATCACGCACAACAAGAAGCAATGGATATGATATTATATTTAGAAAAATTAAAGCAATATGACACGAAGTAAACAATCAGCATTACAAAGAATCCAACGTATAATGAAATTCAATTATAATAGAGGGTTAAACTCAGAAAGGGTTAATGAAATATATAGAAAAATTATTAATTTAAAATTAAAGAAAGATGCCAATACCACAACCTAAACAGGGAGAACACGAAAAAGAATTTGTACAACGTTGTATGATTGATGAAAAGATGAAGGAAGAATATCCAGATACAGACCAAAGATATACAGTTTGTAGAAGTCAAATTAAGGGAAGCAATTAGCTTCTCTTTTTTTTATGTTAATTTTTTGTTAAAATGTTTTTTATAAACAAATAATGTTTACATTTGCGTATAACAATTTAAAAAACAAACAAAATGGACAAACTACAAATTTTATTCAAATTAGAAACTTGCATTTCTATTTTAGAAACAACTGAAAATGTTTATGTACGTAAACAATTAGAATTAATTGCTGAAGCATTAGTAAAAGATTGGAATGAATCAGATGCTTATGTACAACAGATTAGAGAAGTATTGAATTATGATGAAACAATGAACAATTTAGATAATATAAGAATATGACACCAAAAGAAAAAGCAAAAGAGTTAGTTGATAAGTTTGATAAAGCAGTAAATACACATACTAATACTCCTTTAAAAAAATGTGCATTAATAGCAGTTGAAGAAGTATTATTTATATTGCCATACACTTGTAATTGCGAAGACATTGAAAGCAGTACTTGGTTTTACGAATCAGTTAAACAAGAAATAGAAAAATTATGAATGAAGCTGCATACTTTACAATACAATCTAAAGTACAAGTATTAGATAGAGAATTGTTTAAATATATTGGGGAACTAATGTCAGGACAAAGTTTAACATCTGATGACCATTTAAAGATAATGATTGAAAGCACAGAAAGAGAATTAGCAACATACGATTACATACTAAAACTAATAATAAACAATGGAAACAAAAATTAAAACATTCGACAACAAAATTTGGGATAAGCAAGAACTGATTGATAATATGTATGATGATACATTCTATTATGGTTATCTTGGTAAACAGGCATTAAGTAGTTCAAGCCTTAAAATGGTACTATCAAGTCCTAAAACGTATAAGTACGTAACAAAGTATGGACAAAGTGAAACACAACCTTTAAGAGATGGTAAACTATTCCACACAATGATTTTAGAGCCACATAAGATAGATGAATTAACTATTGTAGATGTAGCAACTAAAGCAGGAAAAGCATATAAAGAAGCAAAAGCAGAAGGTAAAGAAGTTTACACCACAAATGAGATTAAAGCTGCTGAAAGATTAGCTGATGCAATATTAAGAAACGATAAAGCAGTTCATTATATGTCTAAAGCACAATTTGAAATACCAGAAATAGCAATGATAAACGGAATACCATTTAGAGCAAAAGCAGATATATTAAAAGACAATATGATTGTAGATTTAAAAACAACTACTGGTTTAAATGAATTTAGATATTCAGCAGATAAATACAGTTATGATTTACAGGCATATTTATACAGGGAAATGTTTGGTGTAGATGAATTTGTATTTGTATGTATTGACAAAGGAAGTTTAGACATTGGAATATTTGAATGTTCAGATGAATTTTATGAGAAAGGCAAACGTAAACTTGAACAAGGAATAGATAATTATAAATACTTCTTTGGAGAAGATAGCGATATAGATTTAAATCAATATGTATTAAGAGGAGTATTGTAATGGAACATAAATTTAATTATAATTGGAATTTAAAAGATACAATTTTTACAAAAGACAAAGGTAAAGTGTTTAGTTGTTTTGCTTGTGGTGGTGGTTCTACTATGGGATATAAATTAGCAGGATTTGATGTAATTGGACATAATGATATTGATAAAAAAATGATTGAAGTTTATAAAGAAAATCATAAACCTAAATATTCATTTTTAGAATCAATAACAACATTTTCTAAACGTAAAGATTTACCAAAAGAATTATATGAATTAGATATTTTAGATGGTTCACCACCTTGCAGTAGTTTTTCAATGTCTGGTAATAGAGAGAAAGATTGGGGTAAAGAAAAAGTATTTAGAGAAGGTCAAGAATTGCAAGTATTAGATACATTATTTTTTGATTTTATTGATTTGGCAAAAGAATTACAACCTAAAATAGTAGTTGCTGAAAATGTAAAAGGATTGCTTTTAGGCAATGCAAAAAGTTATGTAATTGAAATTTACAATTCATTTGATAAAGCAGGTTATTATTGTCAACACTTTTTATTGAATGCATCTAAAATGGGTGTTCCACAAAGAAGAGAAAGAGTTTTCTTTGTTGCATTAAGAAAAGATTTATCTAATAAGTTTTTATATTGGAAAGATATGTTTACTGAAATACCAAAATTAGAAATGGAATTTAATGAGAAACCAATACCATTTGAAGAAATAGATGATATAGAATCAACAATTGCAGAAACAAAAATGTGTCCATCTTATTTGATTTGTTGGGAAAAATGTAAAGAAGGAGATGGATTTAATACTGTACATCATAAAGGAATGTTACATAATTCAAGTAAATTAGACAGAAAAAAAGTTTTACCAACAATTGCAGCTCATAGAGATGGAGGTAGTTATCATTGGAAACACGCAAGACCATTAACAAAAAAAGAAAATTGTTTAGCCGGTAGCTTTCCTAAAGATTATAACTTCTTAAATTTAAAGTCAAAATATATTATAGGTATGTCAGTACCTCCAATAATGACAGCGCAAATAGCAACAAATATTTATGAACAATGGATTTTAAAAATAAATTAAAATGGAAATAACAGAAAGATTAAAAGAAATAATATTAAAAGAAACTGATATAGATGTTTCTAAAAATAGTAGAAAGCATAATATAATAGAAGCAAGAGCATTATATTTTTATTTGGTAAAACACTTTAAACCTAAAATGACATTACAAGAAATAGCTGAATCAGTAAATAAGAATCACGCTACTGTAATACATTCTTTAAATAACTATGAAATGTATGAAAAGTTTAATAGAGATTTAAGAAGTTTAAGAAACATAATAGTAAATCAAATGGATGAAGAAAATGTATTAAATACAGAAGATAATGAATTATTAAAGTTGGAACTTAAAAAGAAAAACTTAAGAGTATCTGAATTAGAAATACAATTAGAAGAAAGTAATTTAAGATTAAATAAACTTGAAAAAGCAGCATACGAATACAAAATCATAAACAACTTAAACAACCTTTTAAATCAAACAAAAGATACAGAACACCACAATGTAATGATACTACGTTTAAAAGCTATATATGATATGAATATGAAAGTAATAGAACATAATAAAAACAATTAAGATGCCAGATATAACAATGTGTTCAGGAAACAACTGTGAACTATCTTCTATATGTTATAGATATAAAGCAGAACCAAGTAAGTTTAGACAATCATACTTTTGTAAACCTCCAAATGAAGGATTAGAATGTGAATACTTCTGGGAATATAAACCAGATGAAGAATGAAATATATATTAGTATTATTAGCTTATGAATATATAAGGTCAAAAATTATTTGGCTATGGTATTATTTAATTAAAAAAGGACAAGAATAATGAAAAAAGAAACACTTGAAGAAGTTGTTGAAAACTTTTGGCTAAATGACGACTCTATGACAGATAATGATAGAATATCTTATGTAAATGGTTTTGAAAAAGGTGTTAAATGGCAACAAGAACAAATAGGTAAATCTGAATTTCTACAAAAATTAAGAGCAACTAAATCAGATGCAGAAGCAAGAAGATTAATATTTGAAACATTTAAAAATAAATAAGATGAAACCAATTCATAAACTTAATGGAGGAATAGGTGCTACATTATGTCATCTATGTAGTATAATAATAACTACAGGTTTGACACAAAATTTATATTGTGATAAATGTTTATCTGAAAGAGTTAAAACTGATTCTGAATTTAAACAGATAAAAGAAAGAGCAAATAATTTAATGAGATTGAAAAATGGATTTAAAGATAAACAATAAACAAAAATGTTTATTTTTAATTTAATAATAATTTTATTTAATTATGGAAGATAAAAGAAAATTCAACGGAGGACATACATCTGCTGGTCGTAAATCAAAAGCAGAAGAAGTAAAGTTACTTGAAAAACTTGGAGCATTAGAACCATTAGCATTTATGGCATTAGAAAAAGGATTAGAGAATGGTGATTTTAAATTCACACAATTATTCTATAACTATTATGCAGGTAAACCAAGAGAAACAAAAGACATTACAGTAACAAATGAGCAACCTATCTTTAACATCAATTTTGATGACATTTAAGCAACTATTATATGGAGTTTGTATTAACTACTGCAATAAGAAAGTTATCACGTTTAAAGCAACGTATTAAAGTTATTAGAGGAGGTACTTCAGCTGGTAAAACATTTGGAATACTTCCTTTGTTAATTGATAAAGCAATAAAAGAACCAATGCTTGAAATAAGTGTTGTATCTGAAAGTATACCACATTTACGTAGAGGTGCTTTAAAAGACTTCTTAAAAATTATAATGGCTTTATGTAGATATAATGATGACCAGTTTAATAAATCTACTTTAAAATACACATTTGCTAATGGTAGTTATATTGAATTCTTTTCTGTAGACCAACCTGATAAATTAAGAGGAGCAAGAAGAAACATATTATACGTTAACGAATGTAACAATATAGATTTTGAAAGCTATTACCAAATGGCAATTAGAACAAGTGGTGATATATGGTTAGATTATAATCCAGCTTCTACATTTTGGGTAGACAAAGAAATACTAACACAAGATAACATAGACTTTATTACATTAACGTATTTAGACAATGAAGCATTAAGTGAAACTATAATAAAAGAAATAGAATCAGCAAAAGTAAAAGCATTAACATCTACTTATTGGGCTAATTGGTGGCAAGTATATGGACTTGGACAAACAGGTTCTTTAGAAGGTGTATGTATTACAGATTGGAATGAAATAGATTTGCCAACTGATGCAAGAATATTGTGTTATGGAATGGATTTTGGTTATTCAAATGACCCTACAAGTTTAGTTGCAATGTATAAATACAATGATGCTTATATATTTGATGAGGTAATTTATAAAAAAGGATTATTGAATAGTGAAATATCAAATCTATTAAAAGCAAATGAAGTAAATGATATTGTTTATGCTGATAGTGCAGAACCAAAATCAATAGCTGAGTTGAATAGTTATGGACATAATGTAATACCTGTATCAAAAGGAAAAGATAGCATCTTATATGGTATTAATTTAATCAATCAAAACAAGATATATGTTACATCAAGAAGTAAGAATCTAATTAATGAATTAAGAAATTACATTTGGCTAACAGATAAGACAGGAGTAAAAATGAATAAACCAATAGATGCTTATAATCACGCAATAGATGCAATGAGATATGCAGCAACATCACATTTAGAGAACCCAAACAAAGGAAGTTATTTTATTTACTAAAATGTTTTATAAAGGCGATAATCACCGTTACTTGACAAATATATAAACTATGACATACGGAGAAATTATTGCAACAATACAATGTTATATTCACCACGTAAAGAATGTACAAGTGGTTATTAATTTGCCACGTAATATAGGTGAGATTAAAAAGATGCAAGAGATGTATAAAGTTGCAAGTGCTTATTTGAATAGTTAAATAAATGTTAAAGTAAAATATAAATAACAAAAAGTATTATATTTGTAAAATATATTTAATCTTAAAACAAACATTATGAAACAATACGAAGTTAAAGGTTGGTACAGATATGCTGACAATGAGAAAGATTATGAGTATGCTAAAATAATAGCAGCAAACGAACAAATGGTTATTACAATATTCAAAGATATGTTTAAACAGAACTTCTTTGCAATAGATATAAAAGAGATTAGTTAATAGGTTAATTGATTGTTAGGGAAATTAGACTTACAGAAATGTAGGTCTTTTTTTTGTTTAATACAATTTACACTTTATTTTATTATTATAAAAAACAAATCAAATGAAATTAGAAATAACAATACCAACTAAATTAAGTGAAATAAAACTTTCACAATATCAGGCTTTTTTAAAGATAGCTAAAGACAATGAAGATTCAGAATTCTTGCATCAAAAGATGGTACAGATATTTTGTGGAATAGATTTAAAAGAGGTTGCTTCAATTAAATATAAAGATGTAAATGATATAACTACATCTATTGGAAATATGTTTAACCAGAATCATTCTTTTATACCTACATTTAAAATGGGTGGAACTGAATTTGGTTTTATTCCTAATT